CGGGGGCGAGGTGCACGTGCCGGATCTTGCGGCCTTTGGGCTGGGTGCTGGTTACGTGGATCTCGCCTTCCTTGGTCGTGATCGTCACTCCCGCGCCGATCGTCGTACGAAGGCTTGCGGCGGGGCCATTGGCGCTCACCCGCCACACGGTGGACTGATCCCTCCCTCCGTGCCACGCGGCGCGCACGCCTTGCCTGGCGGCGTAGAAGCAGGGTTCGTGGGCCCAGCGGTAGTCGGCCCAGCCGAGCACGATCTGGGGCTTCGCCCAGATGATGTAGCTGTTCTCCACGAGACCGGTGTCCCGCAGGGCGGCGGCGTAGTCCTCGCGCGTCGCGCTCGCGTGCCACACGTACCAGCCGGCCTCCTGGGTGGTGTGCGGGAGGGCAGCGGCGAAGGCCTTGCGGAGGAGATCGGCGAGCTGCCCGCGGCGCAGATCATCCCCGCTGATCATCTCGAAGTCCCCGCTTCGGGCGACGTAGGACACGCCGTAGGGCGGGTCGGTGAACACCATGCTCGCCTGGCGGCCGGCGGTGAGGGCTTCCAGCACCGCCGGCTTGGTTGAGTCCCCGCAGATCAGGCGGTGCTCGCCCATCTGCCAGATGTCCCCGGCCTTGGTGATCGCCCTTCGCTGCAGCGCCGGGGTCTCGGGTTCGGTAGGCTCGGCGGGGTCTGGTTCGAGGATCTGCGCGATCTCGGGGAGTTCGAAGCCGGTCATCTCGAGGTCGAATCCCATGTCCTTCAGGGCCGAGAACTCCGAGGCGAGCAGTTCCTCGTCCCACCCGGCGTCAAGCGCGGCTCGGTTGTCGGCGAGGAGGTAGGCGCGCTTCTGGGCTGCAGAGAGTCCGGCCAGCTCGATCACCGGTACGCGCTGCATGCCGAGCTGCTTCGCGGCCTGGAGCCTGCCGTGGCCCGCCAGGATGCCGTTCTTGCCGTCGACCAGGATCGGGTTGGTCCAGCCGTGCGCCTTGATCAGCTTGGCGAGCTTCTCGATCTGCGCGGGGGTGTGGGTCCTGGGATTCTTCGGGTTGGGCTTCAGGGTGCCGACGTACCGGTACTCGATCTTCAAGGGGCCGCCGTGGGCCTGCTTTTTTATAGCCGACACGCAACCCACTCCCTGCTCATGGCCTTCCTTTCCGTACCAGATCCCAGGTGAGCGGCTCGCCGGCCTTCGCCGCCCTCCGGGCGTGCATCCCGATCACCAGGTTGCGGTTCTTGGGTTCCATTCCATCCCCTGGCCGCAGCGCCCGGACGTTGTGCTCGGTGAGGGCCTCCCCTTCAGCGACGTCGTAGGCAAGGTGCAGGGTGCGTCGCAGCGCGAGCATCGGCCGCTCGGCCTCACTCGGCCCGTACGACTCGATGCCCACCGCATCGATCGCGTCGCGCACCCCCTGAATGAGCGTTTCCATGCCTAGGGGGTCGACCGAGAAGCTCGCATCCATCCCGAGCTGACGGTACTCCCCCATGTGCTTCTCGATCATGTCTGCTCCCAGCATGGCGGCGGCGATTGCCGCTCCGGCTCCCCGGGTGTGGTCGGAGATGCCCACCTTGCACTCGAATCGCTTCCGGAGGTTCGCCATGGTGGCGAGGTTGGAGTCGCGCGGCTCCGCCGGGTAGGCACTCGTGCACTTGAGGAGCGTCAGGTTCTCCTGCGTCCCGCCGGCGTGCTTGTAGGCCTCGACCGCCTCGTCGATCTCCTGCAGGGTTGCCATGCCGGTTGAGACCACCACGGGCTTGCCGGTTCGGGTGACCTTGTCGATCAGCTCGAGGTCGAGGATCTCGAAGGATGCGATCTTGTACATGGGGCATGCCAGGCGCTCGAGCAGGTCGACCGCGGCGGTGCAGAACGGGGTGCTGAAGACCGGGATGCCCTCCTCCTTGCCAGCCTGGAAGATCCGTTCGTGCCAGCTCCACGGGAGCGCGCCGTCCGAGTACAGGTCCCACAGATTCTTGCCCTTCCATAACCCCTCGGCCACGGTATGTTGGATGCTGGGGTGGACCATGCTATCGGCTTGGTAGGTCTGCAGCTTCACCGCGTCGCACCCGGCTTGCTTGGCCGCCTTCACGATGGCGATCGCCCGGTCCAGGTCCTGGTTGTGGTTCGCTCCTACTTCAGCAACAACAAATGGATACCGCGAGGCGCGTCTCATGTGCGCCCCAGGAGCTCGAGGGTGTTGGCCGCCTCCTCGAGGGTGGCGGTACTGAAATCACCGGAGGCGGCGGTGCGCCGCAGCTCGGTAGCAAGCGTGCCGACGTTTCGCTTGGCGACCTGGATCCGGCGCGTGAGTTCGCCAGTCTTGAAGTCGTCCTCATTGTTCTCGATCGGCTTCACCCCGTTCCTCGTCCCGCGCTCAACCAGGCTCACGATCACGAACGGCCTGGCCGGCTCGGCCGGGCTCGCCGGCACCGCGCGGCGGTTGCCCGCTGCTGGGATTGCCGGGGTGGCGGGCTTGCCCTCGGGGCGATACACGAGGATGGCCGGCTTCGCGCTCTGGTAGGCCATGCACTGGTCGAAGCCGGCGAGGTCCTCGGCGGTGATCAGCACCGCCATCTCCGGGTTCATGTGGCGGTTCTTCCAGAACACGAGCTGCAGCACTCGGCCTGGGTCGGCGGCGGCGAACGCGTCGAGCGGATCGGTCGGCGCGGCGGTCTTTCGTGCTTTGCCTTTCATCGAAGTTCTCCTGGTAGTTGATAAGTCACCTGCAGCAGCGTCGCGCCCAGGCTCTGGAATAGGGCGATCGACGCTTCGTTCTCCGGGTTGATGTTGGCGACGTACATCGCGGGCAGATCCGCTGGGTTCGGCGCGAGCGGGCTGTGGATCCCGAGGAGGCGTTTCAGAGCCTGTCTTGCGAACCCCTTTCTCCTGTGCACGCCCATGATCTGGATCCCGACCTCGTTCCTTTTCGTGAGGTTTGCCTGCCCCACCCAGGTGCCGTCTGCAGCCTCGATGATGTACCAGTGTCGGTACGGAAGCGAGTCGAAGAAGGCGATGTGCTCACGTAGCGATGGCATCTGGGTGTGGCTGATGTTCTCCTCGGGGCGGCGCTCACCAAGGAGGGCCCAGAGGAACCCGACTGGGTCGCGGGCGTGCTCGCCCTTGATCGGGGTGTCGTAGACGTCGCGCAGGAACACTTGCGGTGGCGCGGGCTTGGCCATCAGGTGGTGCGGGAGCTCGTTCATCGGGTCCTCCAGGGGCCAGCCATCTGCCAGCAGGGACTGCAGGCCCAGATCCAACCGCGCCCGTAACAGGCGGGTTGTCCACAGGTCCCGCATGGCCTGGGAATAACTTTTCCGTCCGGGGTGAAGCCAGCCAGGTTGACCTCCTCCGCATTGGTCGTGCCCGGGTTGTGCATCATTGGTGTCGCCCGATGAGGCGGAGAATTTCTTCATCGGATACCTCTCCGCGCCGGTCCCACAGCATGTCGAAGACCTCCCGAGGCACCGGTGGCGCGCCGTGCTTCTGGGCTTCCTCCCAGACCAATTCCTTGAGGCCCGGATCGCTCAGATCGCCGGTGATCTCCATAGGTTCTGGGGTCCTGGTCTCGATCCCGCGCTCGGCAAGATAGGCCGCCGCGCCCTGTGGCGTGGAGTCGGTGAACTGGAACAAGGCGCCGGCGGCGACCGCGTCAGCGCCCGCCTCGATCGCCTCGAGCATGTCCTGATAGGTGCCGGCGCCGCCATGGGCGATGACTGGGATGTCGACCGCCGTGGCGACCGCCCGGATCATGCGGAGGTCGTATCCTTTGAGGGTGCCTTCCCTGGCGATTGACGTGAGGAGCAGTTCGCCGGCTCCCAGGAACGCGAGGTTCTTCGCTGCTTGCTCGGCGAACAATCCACCCACCGGCATCGTCCCCGAGCGGATGTACACCTGCCCGAGATCGTCGATCGTGTCGATCGCCGCGACGACTGCCTGGCTGCCGATCCGCTCGCGGCACTCCATGATGAGATTAGGCAGTTCGACGGCGGCCGTCCCGATCACCACCTTGTCCGCGCCGGCGCGGAGGAGCGCCCGGGCGTCGTCGACCGTGCGCACGCCGCCCCCGACCGCGAGCGGCATGAAGCAGACCTCGGCGAGTTCGGTGACCATATCCAGGTCCGGGCCCCGGCCTTCGGCGGTAGCCGCGACGTCCAGGAGCACGATCTCGTCGACCCCGCGCATCTGGTGGATGCGCACCGCCTGGGCGGCGAGGCCGACCGTTCTCCAGGAATCAAAGCGCGCGCCCTTCACCATCTGCCGCCCTCTGCACAGGATCGTGGGGATGATGCGCTTGGAGAGCATCACGCGAACTCCTTCAGGATGGGGCGCTTGTCGTAGGGGCGCTCGAAGAGGTCGCGGTTGGTGAACCTGGCGAGCTGGTCCATCAGCTCGCCCTCGGACATGCGGATCTGCTCGAGCACCGCGCGGAACGAGACGCCGGCGTAGACCTCTGGGAACAATCCGTCGATCTCGCGCACGTTGCGCATCGCTTCGTCCCGGCTGATTCGGTTGTGGCGAATGTCGACCGAGAGCTGCGCGGCCGCGCGACCGTATCCGTACTTGCGGTACATCGCGTGGTCGTGCAGGCCAGTCATGGCGTTGTCCAGGTTCTCCGCCAGCCACCAGTTCGCCGGGGTCGGGAGATGCTGGCGCATGCCGTGATCGGCCGCGAGGCGGGCATTCCTCTCGGCATCCCAGCGAAAGTATGCCCCCATAAAGTAGGCCTCGATCCCGGCCGCGGCGACTAGGCGCTCATCCAATGGACGGTAGGGGTGCAGGTCGCGCTCGGTGAGTCCCTTCTGGCCGACGAGATCCTGCGCCCGCAGGCCCAGGAACCCCCCGAACTCCGTCACCCAGCGCCTGGTCATCGCCCGGGCGTCGGTCGTGCCCTGTGGCCCTCCGTAGGCCTCCTGGGGGTTCTCGCCGTAGAGGACAAGGGGGATCAGCATGGACCGGGCGATCGACCAGGGGGTGTTGAAGATCGTGGCGTGCTCGGGCCAGGAAATGTCCCCCACGAGCTCGAGGCCCAGGCGGTTCAGCTTCGCCCTGACCTGGCGGTTAGGGGTGACCTCGATCGTGTCGGCGTAGCGGGCGAGGTTGTCGATGTTGAAGCGCCCGATCGGCGTCAGCATGCACGTGGAGGCGGTTACCACCAGTGGTCGGTACCCGAGCTCGAGCACCTTCAGCACCTGCCAGTGGCTGTCCTTGCCCCCTGAGCTGGCGACGATGCAATCGTAGCCGCTCACCGGGTGGTGCTTCGAGCGCATCAGAGTGTGGAACTCCTCCTCGCGAGCGCTCCAGTCGACGCGGCCCCTGTTGGCGAAGGAACGGCAGGCCGAGCACACGCCGTCTTCGAATAGGGTATCGGGGCGGGCGTCCGGGATCACACAGCTGCGGCAGCGGTTCATGGCTTCTCCATGAGCCAGTAGGTACAGCGGTCAAAGCCGGTCGCCTCGCCGGTGTGCAGCACCTTCAGTCCGAGCGCCTCGTACAGTTTGCCGTAGGGGCGCTTCCAGAGCAGCTGGCTCTGCCCGCGGTACTCGATCATTTCCTCTACGTCGGCTGCGTATTCGATCGCCAGTATCCAGTGGCCGCTGCACTTCACGATCAAGCGCAGCAACTTAGGGAGGTCCGTCGGTGCGACGTGGATCAAAACGCCGGCCGTGAAGATGAGTTCCGCTCCTCCCATGCACCTCTCGGCGTCGCCGCACTCAACGCCGCTGAGACCGGCAAGCACAGCCTGGCTCGCGGCACGTTGGTTGATCTCACACCCGTACAGTTTCGCCCTCGCTACCTCCTGGATGGCTGACAGGTTCCACCCTGCGTTGCACCCGACCTCGTACACGCTGCGCGCGCCGGTGAACTTCAGTATGTCGTGCCAGAACGGGATGCGCGCGCGCCAGTCGACCCGGTTGCGCTTCAAGTACTCGTCACCGGACTCGCCCGCCCACCAAGACTCTTGAATGTTCACGTCGCCGCCTTTCTCGTCTCTCGGTACTTGCGGGCCAGAACACGATACTTTTCCGGGTTTCTCCAGTACCGCTCAAACTCCTTGCGCCGATGTTGTTCACCTGCTGGAGTGGCCGCGCGCCGCTTCCGTAATTCTTGGTTTGCACACACGCGACATTCTTCGCCCAACTCCTTCCAGTGCCCTTTCCCGCACAGGCTCTCCGGCTGAGGCCCGCGCTTCCTGATCTCGGACGTAGCGGCGAGCGCTTTGCGCATTTGCTCTTGCCGGCGCGGCGATTCCGGTATGCAGGAATAGATCGTCATCAGAAATCCGCGAGCCCGCGGACCGTGTATGTGCCACGCATGCACCGGGGCGAGATGCGGCTGCCCGGCCCTGCGCCGCATGCTGATGGAGCCGCCGAACCTCTCCACGAGCCACCGCAGCACGGCCATCTCCTTCTGGGCGACCGTCACCGACAGCCTACCGCTCTTGCCTACTACGGAGCCCTCGCCAGCCCACCAAGCAGCGGCGCGATGAATCTCCGCGACTGTCGGCGATACCTTAGCCTTGACAACGGATGTCTCGCGTCCCGTCCGATTGATTGCGGGCTCGAATCCGCCGCGCCAGAACTCCTCCAGCGGGGTCCTCATCGCGCCTCTCCCAGTTTGAGTGCCTCAAACATCAGCTCGGCCTGGCGCCAGTCCTCCAGGGAGTTGATGTCCTGGCAGCGGTAGCGCGGGATCGGCACCCCGATGGAGGCCGGGCCGTAGATTGGCGCATCGCGCACGAACGAGTCCGCCCTCCCCCAGTACCACTGGCCGGCGTCGTGGTAGTAGGTGGGGAGGTCCTGGCTGCGCTGCTTCATCATCTCCTCGGTGGTGAAGGGAGTGGTAATCACCGCCCCGTTCTGGGAAAGCCCGAAGGCGCGCTGGACCTCGGCATCGTATGTGGTCACCGAGAAGGCGTACACCGGGTCCCAGTCGGTGCGGGTAAGCGCTCGGAACCCTGCCTGCAGGTCCCCGGGGGTCATCATCGGGGCGGTCGGGTAGATGCAGCAGGCGAGGTCGTAGGCGACGCCGCAATTCAGGAGGGCGTCTCGCATGACCGCCTGGGTGCCAGCGTAGTCGTCTGCCAGGCTCGAGGGCCGCCGGTGGAACGCGGCGCCGCAGGCCTGCGCGACCGCGGCGATTTCATCGGAGTCGGTCGAGACCAGGATCGCGTCAAAGAGCGCGCTCGCCTGGGCCGCGATGATCGAATAGGCGATGATCGGCTGGCCGTGGAACAGCCGGATGTTCTTGCCGGGGATGCGTTTGCTACCGCCCCTTGCGGGGATGATCGCTATTTTCATGGCGGTCCTCTATCAGCTTGACGTCGTCGTAGCCATAGACCGTGCTCGACTTGAGCAGGTGGTACTGCAGGAAGATGTCACAGTCCTCGGTCGTTGTCACTTTGATTCCGCGCCCTTCGGCAACGCCGCACCAATATTCCAGGCATGCCCGAGCGCTGATCGGCTCTGCGCGCGGGCTATCCAGGGCGAGGCCGATCCCGTGCAGGGCGATCTCAGTCGCGCCCTCGAGGATGGCGTGGGCGACCAGCATGTCGAAGCTCCCAGCGTGGTAACGCCCTCCGCGAGGGGTAATCTTGCCGAGCGCGGCCAGGGGGAAGAGCCGCTCGTTCTCAAGGAGTCCGTGCCATGTGTCGACCACGTAGAGCGGGATCTCCGGGTTCTGTTTGGACCAGTTGGTGTCGTAGATGATGTACTCGTAGCAGTCGCGGTTCAGGTGCTCGAAGCGGTGCAGGTTGTACATGCGAGCCCACGGAATCGGGTCCCAGCTTCGAATTTTCGGGCGCGGGCTGTCGGGGCGGATGGCGTTCAGGCCCCAGATCTGCCAGGTCGAATCGTATCCGCGAGCGAGGTAGTGCTTTTCCTTTGCGGCGCCGCCGATGATGGCGACCTTTATGGTGCGGGCTTTCTTCTTACCGAACATCGTTTTTCTCCTTCTTCTCCGTTTTGATTATTTCGGTTACTTCGTCCGGGGTCTCGAGAACGTGCACTATGGTCTGGTACCCGCAGTCGATCCCGATCGTCGTGCACTCGGCGCGCTCGTGGTATTGCGGCTTGGTCACCACGTGGTTGATCGCTCCTGCCGCTGCGGACAAGGCGGCATAATTGTCACGCAGTTCCACCGTGATATGGGCCGCGCGCTCGTCGTCAAAGTTCGTCATCAGGCGCAGCTGGTACCCGACCCTCCGGACCTCGTCGTGGAGCACCTGTAGTGCTTTACGGTGTTCTTCTTGGACGCCCTCTTTGATCCACCCGGTGAACGAGCGCTCCATGTACGTGACGCGGTCGGCGTCGATCCACACCGGCTTGGATTGGTTGCCGTAGTCCGGGTGCGGCATTCCCGTTAATTTGACGAGTCTCATCGGCTGGCGAGCTCCTGTACTGCCTGCAGCACCTGGTCCACGACGTGGGCGGCCTGGTAGGCGGGTTTCTTTCGGTCGCGTTCCATGCTGGTGAGCATGAGGGTGACGCGGGTGATCAGTTTGTCGCGCATCCGATTGGCGGCGCCCGCCATGCGCTCGGGCCGGGTAATGAGGCGCTGGATCCGGTCGGCCTCGGCGGTCATCGCATCGGCCACGTTGCGCGCGCCGGTCACGTCAAACGCCACCCACAGCATGGGCTTGGGGAACCGCAGGATCACCTTGCCGCGCTCGGCGAGCACGCCCACCTCGGACTGCCCGTCCCCGCCTGTCCCGGTGAGGAGCGGCGGGGTTCCGTCCTCGTGGGGGCTGCCGTTTATTCCCACTTCAGCTCCTGGGTCACCTTCGCTCCGAGGTGCTTGCAGGCGGCGATCAGGTCCTTCACCTGGTTCATCGCCTGCGCCTTGGTGTACTGCAGGTGGTCGGCAGGCACCTTGAACTTCAGGACGACGAGGCCCATCGCCTGGTTCGAGAAGGTCTCGACGCTTTGCGGGATGATCTTGGGCTTGGGTTGTTTCGCTTGAATGGCGGCGCGCAGCTGCTCGGGTTTCATCGGAAGCACTCCATTATGGAAAGATCTGGGTAATCGTCGTTCGGCAGGTCAGGGTTATCGTCTGGCAGGAACTGCATGCGCACCAGGCCCGCGGCGGCGACTTCCGGACTCATGTAGCAATGCCAGCCCACCATCGGGAACCCGCCGTAATGTTCGGCTTGCTGCGCGGGGGATATGCCTTCCTGCCTGCCATCGAAGCGGGCCATTCGAAGCCAGGCGTCGGCTTCCGGGTCTGAGTGCAGGATCGCTCCTCCCTGCTCGATGCCGAGGATCTTCGACCAGTGAAAGGAGAGGCAGACCATCTCGTCATGGAGAGAAGGGGCATTCTCGTTCTTGTCGCTCCACCTGGTCGACCAGTTATACATGCCTTTGCGAAGGCGGCGGGCGCTGTCCCACACCGGGAGCGGCTCGAGGCGATAGGCGCCGGTCCAGTCCTCGTCCCGGAAGGTCGGCCGGCCACCGGCGTGGATGATGCTCATCGGGACGGAGACGTAAGTGCGCTTCGGGATCTCGATCTCCACCCGCTCGCTGTAGAGCGCTCCCCACGCGCGAGCTTGGCTCAACGTACTGCGTCGCATTGCCGGCACCTGCTGGCCGTTCTCTAAGAACCACGCTACCGCGAGCAGGATCGCCATGGTGCAGCTGTTCACCGCGACGGCGTAGGGCGCTCCGGTGTACTCGCACAGGGCGGTTTCGAAGTCACGCACTACCTTGAAGGCGTCGGTCTTCATATCCTGGTGAGCTCCTCTCTCAGTTCCTCGATCGTCAGCCGGCGCTCTAGGTCGGACCGCTGCGGGCCTCCCGGCACGCCCGCCCCTTTGAGGGACTCGTGCAGCTTTTCCCCTGGCCCGAGCTCGGTCGTGCTCGCTTGCAGGTAGTTCTCTGGTCCGAGCATCGCGCTCATCAGGTCCGCGAGCCGGTAGGCTGGCAGTTGGGGTACGACGAGCGTCCCGGTTGGCAGCCGGGTCGCGCCCAGGATGAGTTGCACCGCCTGTTCGGCCGTGATCCAGAAGCGGGTGGCGTCGGGATGGCGCAGGATTGGGGTCTTGCCGGCGGCGATCAACGCGCGCCAGGTGGGGATGACCGAGCCGGTGCTGCCGGCGACGTTGCCGTAGCGCACCACCACGAACTTGGGACCGAGCGGGGGCGGCGCGAGTTGGGCGGCCCCGAGGAAGACCTTCTCGGCGACGAGCTTGGTCGCGCCGTAGCAATTCAGGGGCTCGACTGCCTTGTCGGTGCTCACCGCCACCACGCACCCTACGCCGGCGTCGATCGCCGCCTCGACCACGTTCATACTTCCCAGGACGTTGGTCTGGACCATCTCGGTAGGGTTGTACTCCCCGACCTCGACGCGCTTCAGGGCGGCGGCGTGCACGACGACCTCGACCGATTCCATCGCGCGGCGCAGGCGGGTCCGGTCCCGGACGTCGCCCACAAACCAGCGCAGGCGCTGGTCGTCGTCGAATTCCAAGCGCATGGTGGCCTGGGCGGCCTCGCCGCGGGAGTAGATGCAGACCCGATTGTCTGGGGCAGCACATATGCCATAGCCGTTTCGCCCGAGCCCGAGTAGGCGCCGTGCGAGCGCCCTCCCGAGGAACCCGGTGCCGCCGGTGATGAGCCAGCCGTTCTTCATGTTTCAATTACGGGTCGGTAATTGCGCCAGTCCTTGTAGAAGAGATTACGACCACCTGGGGTCGTCCTCCAGGTAGAGGCGACCGCTGCTTGCGGATTGCGACCAGCCTCGCCATCGTATTGGTCTGGGTTGACGGGCAGCCAGTATTTCCGGAAAGTACCGTCTAGTTCAGGGGATCGGTTGGTTACGCAGATCCTTGCGATCGGCCGGCCCGCGTTTAGGCTTTCCATGTAAAGGTCCCCAAATAGAGGATCACTTGCTACGGGCTTCATGCCGCTGTCGAGGATGTACCGAGCCTCGCCGTAGCGCTCGATCATGATCCGGCGGACCTCGGCGTTCTCCTCGTCTGTCACATGCTTGAGCGTGATCCACTCCGGCTTGACGACCACGAAGGCCGGCACGAGAACGCCGTGCCAGAAGTACAGGTTCTCGACGTCGGACTCCAGGGCCGCGTATCGGTCGTTGTGCAGCCTTCGGCCGTTCGGCGTTTGTTCGACGTGGACCGTGGGTTTCGCGATCCAGTAGAGGGTGTCCTCGGTCCAGTGCAACATCCAAGCGCCCGCAAGGAAGGCCTCGAGTAGCGGGTCGGCCCAGGCCCTGACTTGCGGCGAGGTAGTTCCGAATGCCGTGGTGACGATCCAGGACAGGTCGAATCTCCACCAACCCCAGCCGTATGCCTGGATGCACCACACCGCGAAGCGGCGAAGTGAAGTAAAGGCGGCGAGGGCGTCGAGGGCGGCGCGGGCGTCGAGGGCGTCGAGGGCGTCGAGGGCGGCGCGGGCGTCGAGGGCGGCGCGGGCGTCGCGGGCGTCGCGGGCGTCGAGGGCGTCGAGGGCGGCG